GACGGAAACAATAAGAACAGGGTGTGGATTCATGCTCACTTTGGTACGAATAGTATTGACGAGATATTTTCTAAACTTCGTTTTATGATTATAGGGTGTGATTGCAAATGGGTAGTGGTAGATCATCTACACATGTTGGTGTCTGCTGTGCATATAGGAGATGAACGTAGAGCCATTGATGATATTATGACTAGACTTAGGAGTATCGTTGAGGAAACAGGAGCAGGACTAATCCTGGTATCTCATTTGAGAAGGGTTGATGGCAACAGAGGACATGAACAAGGAATCGAAGTGTCTTTAAGTCATTTAAGGGGCAGTCATTCGATTGCTCAAATAAGTGATTGTGTCATTGCATTGGAGAGAAATCCCCAAGCCGATGATCCTAATGAAGCGAACACTACTTATTTGCGTGTGCTTAAATCTAGATACACAGGAGATATTGGGTTGGCTTCGTCTTTATTTTATAATCATCAAACAGGTAGATTGAGTGAATCGGAAAAGGAAACTTTTGAATTTAACGGAGGACAACATAATGAACTTAATCTTTGATGTCGAAACAGACGATCTTAAAGCTACAAAGATACATTGTATCGTGGCACAAGATGAAGAAACTATGGAGATTTTTAAATTCCCTCCTGAAAAATTACAGGAAGCTTATGAATTGTTAGAGTCTGCCGATAAATTAATTGGTCATAACATCATTGGTTTTGATATACCTGTAGTAGAGAAATTTGGTAAGGTTAAACTAGCTCACAAACCTGTAATAGATACTTTAGTTCTGTCTCGTTTGTTCAATCCTGTGCGTGAAGGTGGTCATAGTTTACAAGCTTGGGGTTATCGGTTAAAGATGCCTAAGATAGAATTTGAAGACTATCAAACTTACAGTAAAAAGATGTTGGATTACTGTGTGAGAGATGTGCAACTGAATACATTGGTACTTAGAGAACTTCGTAAGGAGAGTAAAGGTTTTTCTAAGGAGAGTTTGGACTTAGAACAAGCCGTAGCGAGAGTGATGAAACAACAGGAATCAGATGGTTTTGAATTTGATACCAGGAAAGCTCAAATACTTTTAGCTAAACTCAGGGAGAAGATGCAATCCACAGAAGACAAAGTACATGAAGTATTCAAACCTAAGAAGGTTGACATAAAAGAAGTAACTCCTCGTTTAAAGAAAGATGGTACATTGTCCAAGCAAGGCTTGACCGATGAAGAGTATGAACAAAGACTACCAACAAATTGTACAAGAACTTTTATGCGTAGAAAAATACAAGAATTTAATCTTGGTTCTCGCAAACAGATAGGCGAATACTTAATAGAATTTGGGTGGAAGCCGAAGAAGTTTACTCCAACAGGGCAACCTATTGTAGATGAAACTACTTTGGCAAACATAAAAAAGATTCCTGAAGCAAGTCTCATTGCTAAGTATTTATTGTATCAGAAACGTATTGCTCAGATAGATTCTTGGGTAGAAGCTCAAGAAGAAGACAACAGAGTACATGGCTTTGTCATACCTAATGGAGCCATCACAGGTAGAATGGCACATCGCAGTCCTAACATGGCTCAAGTGCCGAACATAAAGAGTCCTTATGGTAAGGAGTGCCGAGAGTGTTGGATTGTCAGGGAAGGATATAAATTAGTAGGAATAGACGCAAGTAGTCTTGAGTTAAGGATACTTGCACATTACATGAAAGACGAGGAGTTTACACATGAAATTACCAACGGAGACATACACAGCTTTAATCAAAAACTTGCAGGACTTGAATCAAGAGATCAGGCGAAGACATTCATCTATGCACTCATATACGGAGCAGGAGATAAAAAACTTGGAAGTGTGGTTGGAGGAAATCAAAAAGATGGCGAAAGACTTAGACAACATTTCTTTGATAATAAACCAACATTTAAGGCTCTCAGAAATAGAGTTACAAAATCATCTACCAAAAAATACCTCAAAGGATTAGATGGTCGTAAGTTATTTGTGCGTCACCCTCATGCAGCATTGAATACTTTACTGCAAGGAGGAGGAGCTATCGTTATGAAACGAGGTTTGGTCATGTTGGATTCATTAATAAACTTGCAAACTTTAGACGCAAAATTTGTAGCTAACATTCACGATGAATGGCAGATGGAGGTTAGGGAAGACATAGCAGATTTCGTAGGTAGGCTTGCCGTTGATTGTATACAGACGGCAGGTAATTATTATAAACTTGGCTGTCCGATGGATGGCGAATATACTATAGGAGATAATTGGAGTGAAACACATTAATAAAAATTGCAATCATTGTGGTATTGAATTAGTACTTAACACTAATTATAGTGATTACAGATATACCCAAAGAGATTATAGTTGTAAAACATGTTATTTAAAAATCACTAAAGAATACAATAAAATAAATAACAAAATACAAATGTATGTGAATGGTAAATATGTATCGAGAAAACATCCTTTACACAAAGCAGGAAACTATAAAACATTTGAAGGTGCAGCCTTTGCTTCTTTAGAAGGTTATGCTAACACAACAGAAGGATATGTTTACATTATTAATAATCCCTGTTGGAATGGTTGGGTAAAGGTTGGCATGGCAATAGATGCTGAAGATAGGTGTAAACAATATCAAACAAGTAGTCCTTTTAGAGATTATAAGTTGTGTTATCTTAAACATTTTGAAGATAGAAAAATTGCAGAACAGTCAGCACATAAAGAACTTAAAAAAATTACAGATACCTATAATGGAGAATGGTTTAAAACATCTGTCAAGGAAGCTAAGAAAACTATAGAGGCACTATGAAAAAGAAAAAGTTAGATACTTTAGTAGATGACATATACAGTAAGCTCTCTGTACTAGGAGAAGGGAAACAATTAGATGTATCTGAGCAAGATTTAGATGAACTTGGCGAGTCTATTAAGACTGCGTTAAAGCATTGGGCCTTACCTGAACCTAGAAACACCGAAGAAACCCTACGCATATCTAATATAGGCAGACCTACAAGGCAACTATGGTATGACTTTAACTCAGAAGTGAGCAAGTCCACCATACCACCTGCCACCTTTATCAAGTTTCTTTACGGACATATATTGGAGGAGGTTGTGTTGTTCCTGGTACGTTTAGCAGGACACACAGTAGCTGATGAACAAAGAAAGGTATCAGTTAGTGGAGTCAAAGGACATATGGATTGTACTATAGACGGAGAAGTGGTTGATGTTAAGACTGCATCAGGATATGCTTTTAAAAAATTCCGAGATGGCACATTAGCAGAGCAAGACGCTTTTGGTTATATGTCGCAACTCGCAGGATATGAAGAAGCTATGGGTACGGATGGTGGTGGGTTCCTTGCCCTTAATAAAGAAACAGGAGAACTTGCACTTTTTAGACCTGAAGACCTTGACAAACCTAATATCAAGACTAAAATAAGTAAAGTGAAGAAGGCATTAAAATCTTCTGAACCCCCTCAAAAATGCTATGATCCTGTTCCTGATGGTGTCTCAGGTAATATGAAGTTACCTCGTGAATGTTTTTACTGTAGGCATAAATATGAGTGCCATAAAGATACAAATAGTGGTAAGGGTTTGCGTGTTTTTGATTATGCTAAAGGTCTAGCATATTTTACAACTGTTGTAAAAGAACCTAAAGTAAAGGAGATTACTAATGAATGGAAGAAAAGCCAAGAAAATAAGAAGACACTCAAATCAACTAGTGCTTGAGTGGTTAAAGACTATGTTGACAGATGAAGAAGCTAAAAAACTTAACCCTAAGAACATGGATAAGTACATGCCAGAGCAAACTCACTTCTTTGCTAATCGCAGTATTCATCTATCTGCTTATACTCCTCGTTGGTTTCAACAAAGAATTAAACGAATTATTAGAAAGAATAAAAAAGCTATCAAAGATATTGCTCTCCAGGAAATAGAACATGCGTGAAGATATTAAGCTTGAAGAAATAGGACTAGCAGAACTTATCATGGTTGCAGGTGGTTTTATTTTTGCAGGGAATGCGTTAGAAGAAATAGATACAGATGTTATCATGAAGTTAATGGAGTTAGCTGAAGATGAATTAGAATATCGTGCTACAGGAATACCTAAAGATACGCAGATACATTAAGGAAAGATATGAAATATAAATTTAACGAAGAGAATATAATACAACAAGTACAAAGATATGTAGATAGAACATATGAAAGACACTATGCACAGGGTAAGTATCAAGCAACTGATATGATTATAGATGCAGGACATGGAGAAGGATTTTGCATGGGTAATATTATGAAGTATGCTATGAGGTGTGGTAAGAAAGATGGATCAGATGTAGAGATGGACTTACTTAAAATAATACACTATGCAATAATAGCAATCGCCTTAACAGACGAGGAGTATCATTTAAATGACAAGGAAGGTCATAATGATAACGGATAAAGTAGGAAACAAATCATACTTAGGTATTGAAATTAATTATGATAAGGAGTCTAAGCTAGATAAG